GAATGTTTTTTATCCAACTTTGGAAGAAATGTATCTAATAAAAAATGACTATGAATATGCAAAAAGAACAAATCATCTTTCTTTATATAAAAAATATAATTCTCAAGGATACGGGAATGCATTATCTATGTTTGACGATAATAGAATTCATAAAAATAAAATAGTGAATATATATTTTACTGGCAAACAAAAAATCTATAGAGTAAAAACTTCTTCAGGATGTTATGTCGATTGTACTTTAAACCATAGTTTTCCTACTCCCTTAGGCAAGAAAAAATTACAAGAATTAGCTATAGGAGATGAATTATATATTAAAGGATTATACGAAAAACATCCAGATACTTATAGGTTTACAGATGGTAACTTTGAAAAGAATATCCCAAAGAAAGGAGAAAAAGGTTTTCAAGTTAAAGAAAATGGAGAATATCATAAATTTAAAGTTATATATATGAAAAATATCCAAAATAAAAATTCATGTGTTATATGCAATAAAACTTTTGATGGGTCAAAATTTGAATTGCACCATAAAGACCATGACAGGACAAATAATGATGAAACCAATTTAATGTGGTTATGTAATAATTGCCATAAGAAAATACATTATAAAAATGGTAGAAAAAAAGTTATGGAAAAAGGAATTCCAACGAAAATTGAAAAAATTGTATCAATAGAATATCTGAGAGAGGATAGGGTGTATGATATTGAAATGGAAAATCCTGCTCATAATTTTATAAGTGAAAGTGGATTGGTTGTTTCTAACTGCTCCCACTCTTTAGCTTATGCCTATGATAGTTTATATGGAGCTTATTTAAAATCTCATTATCCTTTAGAATATTATACGGTTACTTTAAATTCATATGAAGGAGATTTTGCTAGAACAAATAGCTTAACTCAAGAATTAAATTATTTTAAAATTAAATTATCTTCTCCAAAATTTAGATATTCATTTGGAAAATATACTTGTGATAAAAGAACCAACACTATTTATAAAAGTATATCTAGTATAAAAGGCTTATCAAAGACAGTTGGAGATAAATTATATCTTCTTAAAGATAAACAGTATCCTACCTTTTTAGACTTACTAATTGATTGTAAAGAAAATAGTATTGGAATAGCTGATATAACAACATTGATTAAATTGGATTATTTTGCAGAGTTTGGGAATATAGGTAAATTGTTACATTTTATGGATATTTATAATGAACTATATGGCAAAAAAACATTAAAGAAAGATAAAGAATATTCTGTAAAAAAATTATACTTAAAAGAATATTGTAGTAAAGAAACAGATAAACAATATTCTGGATTTGATAGTTATAAATGCTTGAGCGATTTAATTAATAAATTACCAAATGAAGATATTTCATTAAAAGATAAAATACAATATCAATTACAATATTTTGGATATATAGATATTAAAGATAGCAAAGAAAATAATCTAATGTGGTATGTTGTAGATATAAATGATAAAGGCAAAAGCAAATGGATAGACTTATATAGAATAAACAATGGAGAAAATAAAAAAGTAAAAATTAAAAACTCTATATTTGATAACAAACCTTTTGAAATAGGTAGAATATTAAATATTCCTTCATTTGAAAGAGAAGGAAAATGGACATTAGATAGAGAAACAGAAAAATGGGACAGGTCTACTACCCAATTTGATGATTTTATAGTTAATTATATCGTAATGGGAGAAGATTATGGTTCATCATAATTTTAGAAAAGGTCAAAAAGTTTATTGTATTTTAAAAAATGACACAATTATAATAGGAAAATACATTAAATCAACTGGACATTATCTTGAATTAGATAACTATAAAATTTTATGGAAAGATATTAGAAGTAGTACAATTTATAAAAATATTTCAAAAAATACTTGACATTTAATTATAAATATGGTATAATTAAATAAAGAAAGATGAAGGAGAAAAAAGTATGGACTTTATTGCACGAATTAAGAATATTAGTTCCCAATTTTCAAATCAATTAAATATTACTTTAGAAACAACAAATATGAATATTGTAGATACTTTAAATAACTATATAAAATCAAATAGAGACTTAGCTGTAGAAATTAAAAAGAAATCTGAAAAAAGAAGCAAAGATGCTAATTCATATGCTTGGCACTTAATGCAACAGATGGGTAAATATCTTAATAAAAGTAAAGATGAGGTATATATTGATATGTTAGGAAGATATGGAGTATTTACTCATATTATTGTAAAGCCAAATGTTGTTAGTAGAATAGAAGAAGAATGGAGATTAGTTAGAAATTTAGGAGAAGTTACAATTAATGGAAAATCTGGAATACAACTTCAATGCTATTTTGGTTCTTCTACCTATACTACAGAAGAAATGGCTGTATTCATAGATGGAATTGTTTCTGAATGTAAAGAAATGGGAATTGACACGATTTCCGATGAAGAGATTAATACTATGAAAAATGAATGGGGAGTTAAAAATGAGTTGTAAATATCAAAGAATAAGGTCTAAAAAATACCAAAAGTATTTTTACTGTAATCATCCTGATATTAAATCTGAGATAGATAAAGATGATTGTGACAAATGTAAATTGAAAGGATATAAAGAAATTAAACCTATTAAAGGAAAGAAAAAAGATAGAACTAAGGCTACTGATATTCAACAAGGAGTAAAACAAATAGTTTGGGAAAGAGATAATCACCAATGTATATTTTGTCATAAGAATGTACCAATGGATAATGCAAATGCTCATTTTATAAAAAGAAGCCAAGGTGGTTTAGGGATACCAATGAATATATTTACAGCTTGTGATATTTGTCATTATGAAGAAGACCACGGATTAGAATGTTTAAGATATGAAGATTTTGCAGAACAATATCTTAAAAATTATTATGGAGAAGAGTGGAGCAAAGATAAATTAATATATAATAAATGGGAAAGGAGTAATTATGAAAAAGATTTTTAAAGTAACTTTGAAAACTACAAATGCTTTAAAAGATACTGCACAAGACAAAATAGAAGAAGGAAAATATTTAGAATTAGAAAATGGTGCTATATTTGTACAAGAAAGAGATTTGAACGAAATTTTTGAGCATTACAATGTTGAAGTGGTTGAATATATGGGACTATTTTATGATGATTTTAGAAGATAGGAGAAATATTATGGAATTAACAGATTTAGATATTCAAAATCTAAAAAATCAATTTATTGAGTTGCTAAGAAGTACTAAAAGAGAAGGAATAGAAGAGTTAATTAATTTTTTAGAAAAGTCAGACTTTTTTACAGCACCTTCAAGTACAAGATTTCACGGAGCTTATAAAGGAGGACTTTTGGTTCATAGCCTAAATGTTTATAATGAATTTATTAAATTAAAAGAAAGTAGAGTTTTTCCTTTAGAGAATGTTAAAGACGAAACAAGTTATATTATATGTCCTTTGTTACACGATATTTGCAAAACTTATTTTTATGCTGAGGATACTAGAAATGTTAAAAACAAAGAGACAGGTCAATGGGAGCAAGTTCCTTATTACACGGTAGATGATAAAATACCTTATGGACATGGAGAAAAATCAGTTTTAATGATTTCTGAATATATTAAGCTTTATCCTTATGAAAGAATGGCGATTAGATGGCATATGGGTGCTTATAGTGGTCAACAAGATTGGAATACCTTAGGTTCGGCTTATGATAAATATCCATTTGCTATGATGTTGCATTTTGCTGATTTAATAGCGGTACATGTAGACGAGGTAGAAAAGTAATAATGGAAATTTGGAAAGACATAAAAGGATATGAAGGATTATATCAAATAAGTAATTTTGGTAATGTAATGAGTTTAAATTATAATAGAGAAAAGAGGTCTCAAGTATTAAAAACTTTAACAGATAGTGGAGGATATAAATATGTGTCATTATCAAAAAGAGCTACAAAAACTCCGAAACTCATTCATAGATTAGTTGCAGAAAATTTTATAGTAAATCCAGATAATAAGCCTGAAGTCAATCATATTGATGGAGATAAATCTAATAACAGAGTTGATAATTTGGAGTGGTGTACTCCTAGTGAAAATGTACAACATGCAGAAAAAATGGGGTTGAAAAATAATAGATACAAAGTAGCCATATATCAATATGACTTAAATGGTGAATTTATTAGAGAATGGAATAGTATATCAGAAGCCGCAAATTTTTATGGATTATATGGTCAATATAATATTAAAAAATGGGAGATTTCAAATGAATAGATTAGAAATATTTTCAAAAGAATTAAGTTTAATTAAAAACATAGAAATAAGAAAGTTTGTTGAAGTATGCTTAAATGAAACACCTGAATATTTTTTCACAGTAGCAGCAAGTTCAACAGGCAAATATCATCCTGGCTATGCTTTAGGAGAAGGTGGATTGGTAAGACATACCCAAGCAGCTACTAGAATAGCTTATGAATTATTTAGAACAGAAATGTATCCATATAACCAAGACCAACAAGATTTAATATTAGCTAGTTTAATTTTACATGATAGTAGAAAACACGGAAATAATGGCTCAAGATTTACAGTTGTAGAGCACCCTATTTTAGCAGCTGAAGCTATAAGAAAATCGCAAGGAGTTATTAATCCTGAATGGAGAGAAATTATAGCAAAAAATATAGAAACTCACATGGGGAGATGGACGAAGGATTATAAAAGCAGTAGAGAAGTATTACAAAAACCTTCTACAGGTATGCAAAAATTTGTACATCAGTGCGATTATCTTGCTTCAAGGAAGTGTTTAGAGTTTAATTTTGATGTAGAATTGTCTCAATAATTTTATATTTTTTTTAAAAAACTATTGACATTTATAAGGATTTGTGATATAATATATATAATGAGAATTATCTCTTATAGACAGAAATTTTAATAAGGAGTGGAAAACATGCAAGTAAAGAAGAGAGATGGAAATATTGTAAAATTTAATTCTAATAAAATAGCAAATGCTATTTCAGCTGCGAATAAAAGTGTTAAAAGAACACAACGAGCAACAGCAAATGAAAGAAAAGAAATTATAAAATATGTTAAATCTTTAGATATGGAAGTAGTTTCAGTGGAGGAAATTCAAGATATTATAGAAAATAAATTAATGGAGTTCGGTAAATTTGAACTTGCAAAAAAATATATAGTATATCGTGAAGAAAGAACTAAAATAAGAAATAAAAATTCTCAACTTATGAAAGATATTGCAAAAAAGATAACTGCCTCAGATGTTCAAAACCAGAATGCAAATGTAGATGAAAATTCTTTTGGTGGGAGAGCAGGAGAGGCTAGGGATGAGTTGCTTAAAGATTATGCTTTAAATTATATAATATCCGACATGGCAAAGAACAATCATTTGAACAATGAAATATATATTCATGACTTGAGCTCATATGCATTGGGAGACCATAATTGTTTATCCATTCCATTTGATGATTTACTAGCTAATGGATTTAATACTAGACAAACAGATGTTAGACCTGCGAATAGTATAAATACAGCTTTCCAATTATTAGCTGTAATATTCCAACTTCAATCATTACAACAATTTGGAGGGGTTTCAGCTACACATTTAGATTGGACTATGGTTCCATATGTCAGAAAATCATTTTTTAAACATTGGAATGATGGTATGAAATATATAGAAAATATTAATGAGGTATCTAGTAGTATGGATATGTCTATAAATGATGATTATTATAAGAATTTTCCTAAAGCTTATAACTATGCTATGGATAAGACCACAAAAGAATTACAACAAGCTGTTGAAGGAATGTATCATAATTTGAATACTCTACAAAGTAGGTCAGGAAATCAATTGCCATTTACTTCAATTAACTATGGCACTTGTACTTTACCAGAAGGCAGAATGGTAATAAAAGCATTACTAGAAGGTTCTATTAAAGGAGTTGGAAAAGTTCATAGAACTCCAGTATTTCCATGTGGAATATTTCAATGCATGAAAGGGGTAAATAGAAAAGAAGGAGACCCAAATTATGATTTGTTTAAATTAGCTCTGAAATCTACCTCTCAAAGATTATACCCAAATTATGCGAATGTTGACTGGTCAGGAAATGCTGGATATGATATTAATGACCCTAGAACTTATTTCTCTACTATGGGTTGTAGAACAGCAAATGGCTGGGATATTAATGGATTTGGTCAATTAAAAGATGGGCGTGGAAACATTTGTCCAGTTACAATTATAATGCCAACTTTAGCTATGGAAGCATGTAAAAAAGTAGAACCATTTATGAAATTATTGGATAAAAAAATACATGAAGCAAAAGATATGTTAATAGAAAGATATAATTATATTATAAATCAAAATCCTTCGGCTGCAAAATTTATGTACGAGAATAATCTTATGGCTGGATATGATGGAAAAACAATTGAAAGTGCTATGAAACATGGAACTTTAGCAATAGGGCAATTAGGATTAGCAGAAACCCTAAGAATTTTAATAGGCAAAGACCAAACTACTGAAGAAGGAATGAACCTTGCAAAAAGGATAGAGCAACTATTCAAAGATAGATGTTTAGAATTTAAACAAGAGTATAAATTAAATTTTGGAGTATATTATACACCCGCAGAAAACCTATGTTACACAGCTATGAAAAAATTCCAAGATAAGTATGGAAAAATAAAAACCATATCTGATAAAGATTTTTTCACAAATTCTACGCATGTTTCTGTGTGGAAAGAAATATCTCCATTTGATAAGATAGATATAGAAAGTCAACTAACAGGATATAGCTCAGCGGGTTGTATTACTTATGTAGAATTGGAAGGAACTGTAAAAAATAATCTTGATGTATTAGAAATTCTTGTAAATTATGCAATGGATAAAGATATTCCATATTTTGCTTTAAATGTTCCAAATGATACTTGTTTAGAATGTGGATATTGCGATGAGTTTAATGAAAAATGTCCAGAATGTGGAAGTGACAACATTCAACAATTAAGAAGAGTTACAGGATATTTAACTGGAAATTATAAAACAGCTTTTAATAAAGGTAAACAACAGGAAGTAGAACTAAGATATAAGAATTCTAAAAAATTATCCGATTGGAGAAGATAAGATGTTAGTTAGATATGCAGGATTAGATAAAAATGATATTGTGAACGGAAAGGGATTTAATGTCTCTTTCTGGACACAATATTGCCCACATAAATGTAAAGGTTGTCATAACCCAGAAACATGGTCTAAAGATGGTGGAATACTAATAGAATATAATCAATTACTTCAAGAAATACTAGAAGCTATAAAAGCAAATGGAATAATAAGAAATTTCTCAATATTAGGAGGAGAGCCTTTATGTGAAGAAAATATTTCTCTTGTTAAGAATTTAATCAAAGATATAAAAAAGATATATCCCAATATTTTAATTTATTGTTGGACGGGATATGACTTTGAAAAAATAAAAGAAAAATATAAAGACACACTGAAAGACATAGATATTTTAATAGATGGAAAGTTTATATTAGAAAAAAGAGATGTGACCTTACAATTAAGAGGCTCGGCAAATCAAAGAATTATAGATTGTAAAAAATCTTTAAAAAGTGAAAGGATATTTCTATATGACGAATGAAATCTGGAAAGATATAAAAGATTATGAAGGATTATACCAAAGAAATGGTTATTTAATTGTTAATTTATGGAAAAGTAACTTTCAAAAGGCACATCTTATTCATAGATTGGTGGCAGAAGCTTTTATACCAAATCCAGAAAGTAAACCAGAAGTTAATCATAAAGATGGAGATAAACATAATAATCATGTAACTAACTTAGAATGGAATACCCGACCTGAGAATACTATACATTCTTATAAAATGAAATTAAGAGAAAATCAAAAGAAGAAAATTTCTAATATGAATAAGAAATTAAAATCTAAAAAAGTAGCTCAATATGATTTAAATATGAATTTAATAAAAATATTTCCTAGTGCAAGCGAAGCTGCTAGACATTATAACTATAGTCAAAGTGCAATTAGCGAATGTTGCAGAGGAACAAGAAGAAAAATTTATAATTATATATGAAGATATTTATAATATGTAAAGGAGATATGACTTTGGAATTTGAACATATAAAAAATGAAGATAAAGAAATCTATGATATTCTAATGGCTGAAAAAGAAAGGCAACAAAATTGTTTAGAGCTTATTGCTAGTGAAAATTTTACTAGCAAAGCAGTTATGGAAGCAGCAGGAAGTTATCATACTAATAAATATGCAGAAGGTTATCCTAATGCAAGATATTATGCTGGTTGTATGAATGTAGACAAAAGCGAACAATTGGCAATAGATAGAGTATGTAAACTATTTAATTGTAAATTTGCTAATGTCCAACCCCATAGTGGCAGTCAAGCAAATATGGCTGTGCAATATGCATTATTAGATAAAGGAGATACAATTTTAGGTATGAGTTTAAATTCAGGTGGGCATCTTACACATGGTGCTAAACCTACATTTAGTGCAAGATATTTCAATTCAGTTCAATATGAAGTAGACCCCGAAACTTACCTTATAGATTATGATAAAATTGAAAAAATTGCTCTTGAGATTAAACCAAAGCTTATCATAGCTGGAGCTTCTGCTTATCCTAGAATTATTGATTTTAAAAGATTTAGAGAAATTGCAGATAAAGTTGGAGCATATTTAATGGTAGATATGGCTCATATTGCAGGATTAGTAGCAACAGGATTGCATCCTTCTCCTTTCCCTTATGCAGATGTTGTGACCAGTACAACGCATAAAACACTTAGGGGAACAAGGGGTGGAATTATATTAACTAATAATGAAGAACTAATAGTAAAAATTAACAAGGCAGTATTTCCTGGTATACAAGGAGGAGGATTACAACATATTGTTGCAGCAAAAGCTATTACTTTTGGAGAAGCACTAAAACCAGAATTTAAAGAATATCAAGAACAAGTTTTAAAAAATGCTAAAGTATTGGCTGAAGAATTAATAAAATATGGCTTTAATGTATTAACAGGTGGAACTGATAACCATTTAATCTTATTAGATTTAAGGAATAAAGGAATTACAGGAAAAGAGCTAGAAGAAAGATTGGATAATGTTGGAATAACAGTCAACAAGAATGCAGTCCCATTCGACACTGAGAAGAAAACAATTACAAGTGGAATAAGACTAGGAACTCCAGCTTTAACAACCAGAGGATTTAAAGAAGAAGATATGAAAAAAGTTGCAGATTTAATTAGAATTATGGCATTGCCTTATTATAAAGAATATGAAGAATTTGTAAAAATTAAAGTTGGAGAGCTATGTAAGGCTCACCCATTATATGAATAGGAGTGATTATTTTGAAAATAATAAAACCATGGATTGAAATTGAAAAAATTGATGGGAAAAGCATAATGCAAAATATAGAAAAAGCATGTAGAACCTGTTATAGGAGTGAAAACTTGATAACAGAGGAAAGCTATAAAAACTTGATAAAGAACTGTTTGAATAGAGGACACGGTTGTTATGATGATAAAACGGAAGTATTAACAAAGGATGGTTGGAAATATTGGAAAGATATAACAATTAATGATAAATTTTTGTCACTAGCTATCGATGGTGGTTTAGAATATTTACAACCAGTGCAAATTTTCAAGTATAACTACACAGGAAATTTATATCATATTAATAAAAATGGTGTGAATTTAATGGTAACTCCTAATCATAATATGTATTGTTGTATTACAACTACTAAAAAGGGTAGAAAAAAAGAATTGTCTTCTTATAAATTATATCAGATGAAAGATTTAATAAACTATACTCATTCATATTATAAAGGTAGTGAGTATGTTGCATATGATACAAATTGTGAATTAAGTTTAGCAGAATTAAGGCTATATGGCTTTGCAATAGGCGATGGGTACTATATTAAAGAGAAACAATGTTTAGAATTTCACATAAAAAAAGAAAGAAAACAAAAATATCTATTAACATTATGTAATCAGTTAGGATTAAATGTTAGAGTATCAGGTAATAAATATCGTATATATGATTGTAGTATATTTGATAAATATTCAATATACACAGATAGTAAAGATAAATGTATTAGCAAAGAATTATTGTATAATATAAATGCAGACCAAAGTTATGCAATTTTAGATGGTCTTATTAATAGCGATGGTTGTGTTTTAAAGACTAGTATTGAATATACAACTACAAGTGAAATTTTGGCTAATCAAATTCAAATATTATGTGTTATGTCGGGTAGATTTGCCACAATTAATAATAACGGTAAAGCTAAGATAAATAATGGTAGATTTGGAGAAAAACCTATATATGTTTTAACTATTGGTGCAGCTAGGTCTGTAAAACCAAATATTAAAGATAAGACTAGTATCAAACAAGTTCCATATAATGGGTATGTATATTGTGCAGAATTGCCAAAAAATCATACATTATATATTAGGCGTTGTGGTAAGACCGTGTGGTGTGGTAATTCAGTTTTAGAACATGAGAAAATAACAATTAGAATGTGTTGTGATATACGGGCGGCTATAAAGATTTAACCAGACACAGACATGCAAGCTTTTCAATCGAAAGTAGTAGGTACTGTCGATATAATTCTGATAAATTTGGAAATGAAATTAAATTCATAGATCCTTGTAATATAGATGAAAAAGAGTTATTTAATGAATGGTATAGTGCTTGTACTGAGATTGAACAAAGATATTTAAAAATGGCTGAATTAGGTGCGACCACAGACCAAATGAGAATGATACTGCCACATAGTACAGCAGCAGAAGTTGTTATGACAGCAAATATAAGAGAATGGAGACATATTTTATCATTAAGAGCTTCAAAAATGACACATCCAAGTGTCCAACAATTAATGATACCTTTACTTTTATATTTTAAAGAAAAAATGCCTGAATTATTTGATGATATAGAGTATAATACAGAATTTGCAAAAGAAAAATATGCAAAAATTATAGAAATCTAAAAAAAATACTTGACATTCAACCTTAAATGTGATATAATATATTTAAGGTTGAGATATGCTCTCATAGCCAAGTTGGTAAGGCAACGGATTGCAAATCCGTCATCGTTGGTTCAAGTCCAACTGAGAGCTCCAAAAAAAATAATATTTTTTAAAAACACTTGACATTTGAAAGGAAATGTGATATAATATATTTAAGTTAAGAAAACATATATTAATAAAAAAAATAATAAAAAAATTAAAAAAACACTTGACATTCAGAGGGAAATATGATATAATATATGTATAATAAAAAAAAGATAAGGACACTAACAGCAAAACAGACAAAATGATGATTTATAAATGAAAATGAAAGGAATTTATTTCCAATAAAAAAATGTATTGTCCAAATGTGTCCTGTTTTTTTCATTACTTTAACCTCCATTTTTATAAAGGACACTTACAGCAAATAATAAGGCAATAACCTGTTAAGTTATCTGGCTAAACCAGAGTGTCCTGTACATAACGAGGAGTAGCTCAACGGTAGAGCAAAGGTAAAAATTTTAGTGTCTTGTATTAGACACATACAGCAATAAAGTTTAAAAAACATTAGGGAACCTTGTGTTGTAGGTTCAACTCCTACCTCCTCGACCAAAAAAAAATATTATAGAAAGAAGGATTTATCATGGATTTAATAGAAGGAATATTAAAAAAGCAAACTGTATTAAATAGTAAAGGTGGAAAATATTATAATTCTACTTATAATGACAATTTAGATTTATTCAGTGGAGTTAATAGATACACTGATACTGACAAAATGATAAAAGTATTTAAGAATGCTTTTAATGAAGATAAAAATTTAGCCACAGCCAATTTATTATATTTCTTAGATATTAGAAATGGCAAAGGAGAAAGAAAAGTATTTAAAACTTTATTTAAAGAACTTTGTTCATTAGATAAAGAATATGCTATTATTGTATTAAACAATATTTCTAAATTAGGAAGATATGATTATATATTAGAAGCATTAGAAACTCCTTTAAAAGAGAATGTGCTTAATTTAATACATGAACAATTAAAAGAAGATATGATTTCTGAAAATCCTTCTTTGTTAGCAAAATGGCTTCCAAGTATAAAAAGACATGGGAAAAGAGACATGAAAGCTGTTCAACTAGTAAAAGAATTAGAATTTAGAAGTGAAGCAAATTATAGAAAATTTTTAAAAATATTAAGAGATAAAATCAAAATTGTAGAACATAATTTATCAAACAAAGATTATGATATAGATTTTGAAAAAGTTCCAACTAAAGCAATGTTAAAATATAGAAAAGCTTTTAGCAATCATTGTAAAGATAAATACTCTGATTATCTACAAAAAGCAGATAAAGGAGAAGCTAAAGTAAATACAAAAGGATTATATTGTTATGATATTATAAATAAAATATACTGTCGTAGCCATTTTACAGAAGAAGAAAGACATTTATATAATGCAATGTGGGAACAACAAAAAGATATATTAGCTGGAAACAATTCTAATATTCTAGTTATGGCTGATACTTCTGGCAGTATGACATGGGAAAAGAATGCTATTGAAACTTCAATTGGATTAGCTATCTATATGGCAGAAAGAAATCACGGTATTTTTAAAGACTATTATATGACATTCTCAAGTAGACCATTATTGCAAAAAATAAAAGGTGTGGACATTGTTGATAAAGTTCAAAATGTAGAATGTATAGTAGATAATACTGATATAGACAAAGCATTTAAATTATTATTAGAAACTTGTGTTGAAAACGCTTTATCACAAGAAGATATACCAAGTCATATAATTATAGTTTCAGATATGGAATTTGATAGAGGTGTATATTCAGAGCATGGTACTAACTTTGAAGGTTGGAAAAAAGCATTTAAAGATGCTGGGTATAAACTACCACAGATAGTATTCTGGAATTTAGGAGTTAGGGGCTTTCCTGTTACAAAATTCGATGAAGATGTATGTATAATTAATGGATTTTCTACTTCAATATTTGAAAATCTATTAGATTTAGAACATTTTACTCCAGTGGGAGTTATGATGAGCACACTTAAAAAATATATTGAAATTATAGAAAAATCAAAGGAGAATTAATATGAACAGAGAAGAAAAGATAATGGCAAGATTACAAGAACATTATAATTATTTGATTGAAAAAGGACATGAAGTAGTTGCTCTTATGTTACAAGGCTCTCAAAATTATGATTTGGATATTTATACAGAAGAATATCAATCAGACATAGACAGCAAAGCCATTATTCTTCCTTCCTTTGAAGATTTTGTACAAAACAGGTCTCCTTTTAGTTATACTTATATACTCGATAACAATGAACATATTGATACTAAAGATATTAGAATTATGTGCGAAATGTTAAAAAAAGAAAATATAAGTTATATAGAACTATTATACACAAAATTTATGATTATAAATCCAGAATACGAGGATATTGTTAAATTATTAATAGAAAACCGAGACCAAATTGTAAACATTAATAAAAATCAATTTCTAAGATGCATATCTGGAATGGCAATGGAAAAAAGAAAAGCTTTAACTCATCCTTATCCTACGATAATAGATAAAATAAACAAATACGGCTATGACCCAAAGCAACTTCATCATTTGGCAAGATTAGAAGAATTTATTACACGATATGTTAATGGTGTGAGTTTAGAAGATTGTTATAAATCAAAGAACAGAGAATATCTTTTAGCCTTGAAATTAGGGAAGTATGTTGAAAGCAATAAAATAATTCCCGTAGAAGAAGCCATAAAAATGGCAAATAGAATTGATAATAATATTAATTTTATCAAAAATCAATATTGTATTGAAGAAGATACAAAGATAGATGAATACGGAATATCTGTACTTAATAAAATAAAATACGAACTTTTAAAGAAAAAATTTAAAAAAGATTTAAAAAACACTTGACATTTGGAAGGATTTGTGGTATAATATAATTATAAAATAATTAATTACGGTTTCCTTGGAGAATATTTATTATTCATTCCAAAAAGAACTCTCGAGAATTCAATTCTCTGAGAAATAGAAGGTGTTCTCACGTAGGTGAAATTGTTCTCTCCTTTACTAATATAGCCGAAGGAACCTGAACAGCCAATAACTAGGTCGAGATATTATGTCTACCCTATAGGTCTCCCTTCTATATATGAGCCAGTAGTTCAGTTGGTAGAACACTTGACTTTTAATCAAGGGGTCGGAGGTTCAAATCCTCTCTGGCTCACCAATTCAGAATAGAATGTACTATTATTTTATTATTTTTTATTATTAGGAGTGATTTATATGTTAGATTTATTTGATAGTTTATTTGATTTTGATAGGAAATATTATACTTTTAGAAGAAGTGAAAAGGATATGGCACCATATTCAATTATAAAACAAAAAGAAAAAGGAAAAACAATATTAGTTCATAATATTTTGGGAATTAATAAAGATGATTTAAGTGTTACAGTAAAAACAGAAAATGGTCATAAGATATTATATATATCTGGAGAGACTAAAGATGAAGTTACTGAACAAAGTTATTCAGTTAATTCAAGATTTACATTAGGAAATGTAGATAATATAGATAAGATAACTTCTGAATGTAAAAATGGATTATTATATATAACAATTGCACATAAAACAGCTGTTCCAAAAATGGAAGAAAAAGAAGAAAAAATACCAATCAAATAGTTTGTTATACATTCTATTCTGATTAGAGATAAGGTTAAATCCTTATCCTACATAGTGCCATCGTATAATGGTTTATTATTTCAGATTGTCGCTCTGAAGATTGGGGTTCAATTCCCCATGGCACTGCCAATAAACTCAAAGGATAGAAAGTGGCAGCTATCACTCCTATATATGTAAAATGTTCCTCACTCGGCTATTTCTGTATCTTCTTTGAAGTATCAATATATTTGTTTTTTTCACACTTTTAGAAATAGTAACGCAAGAAGGTCATATCATAGGACTTACAAGAGATGGGGAGTACGCCGTTCCCCTTGAGTTTACACCACGCACTAAAGGCAAGTATAATGTCTGCGAAGTCCGTTAAGTTTAATTGGTTATTCTTAACACAAGACTGCAAAAAACCAATGTTTATACTAATTTGAGTTTGTCGGAAAAAGTTCTCAAATAAAATGTTAAAAATCTTTTTCTTGCATATGTTGTCGTGGGTGAGCTGGCTTAAACCACACCCCTGCTAAGGGTGCAAGTCGTAAGACTTCGTAGGTTCAAATCCTACCGACAACGCCAAATGGAGATATAGGAATGATAATAAACAAATTATACAAGTATGGAAGACCATTATATAATTTGTTCTACAAGGATTATATAATTATTTTATTGTAGAATTAACCTCCTTTCTCGAAGATAATCTTCGTATAATTGTTTATTTGAGAAGAGTTCAATTCTCTTCATCTCCACCAATTTAATTTTTAAGAATATTATAGAAAGGAAATGAAAATTATGAAAAGAGAAGTTTTTACTCATATAAATGAAGAAAAGAGAACAGTTGTTTCAGTTATTAAAGTAGATGATGAATATGGAGATTATAGAAAATTTACTGGAAAAGCAAAATGTGCTCCTGAAGACAATTTTGATTTAGAAACAGGTAAAAAATTATCTTTAGCTAGAGCATGGCTTAAATATGATGAAGCTGAATTAAAAGAAATTCTTGCAAATAGAGAAGCTTGTGTTGAATTACTTGAAATACTTGATAAAGAAGTAGAAAAACGACAAGCTATAAGACATAGAACTATTAGTAAAATAGTAAAACTTGAAGAAAGTTTAAAAGATTAAATAAAAGGAGTATATAACAATGGAAAGAAAAACAGGTTGCCTTTTATCTCCTAAGGATTTAAGAGATTATAGAATAGCTAAATCTAAGGGAGTAGAATTACCAGATTATTTTTATCTTAATCTATCAAAATCATTTAAAATTAAAGACCAAGGTAATGTTGGTAGCTGTGTAGCACATGCTTTATCTTCAATGTTAGAAAAATATAATAAAATATTTTCTACTGGTTGGATATATGGCTATAGACCAGAAGATTACTATCAAGGTATAGGAATGTATCCAAGAGAAGCATTAAAAACATTACAAAAGATTGGAGCTGTTGAGAATAAGGATTTTCCTTATAATGTTGAAATGAATAAAGCAAAAGAGTTGGTCGATAAAGATTTAAATATGCTAACTAAATATGCTCAAGAATATAAAATACAATCTTATGCTAGACTATATAATATTAAAGAGATAAAAGAATTTCTTTATATAAATCAAACAGCTGTGCCAGTCTCTATATTAGTAGATAATATGGAATTAGTAGAAGATGAAATACAGGTTCCTAATATTGAAAATTGTGAAGAAGGACATATGATGTTAATAGTTGGTTGGAATGAAGATGGTTTTATTGTACAAAATAGTTGGGGAGACAACTGGGGAAATCGTGGATTTGCAATTCTTCCTTATAAATACCCAATAGAAGAAGCTTGGGGAGTAGTATTAGGTAATAATGAAAATAAAGAGCCAGTTAAGAAACCAATGTTATATATAATAAGAAAAATAATTCAAACATTAATAAAAATTATTAAAGATATTATAAGAGAAAAGGAGTAATTATATGAAAATTCAAACAAGAAAAATAGTTGAAAAGAAAGAAAAAGCTTTTGACCCAATAACAAAGAAACCTTATGAATATACTATTCAATATGAAAATGGATTTGTTGAAGAAAAAGAAGTAGATTTATTTAATGAAGTTAATGCTTTTTCTTTAGATAAAGGGTTAAGACTAATTGGAGTTAATAAAGATATGTACAAATTAACTTTAAAGTCTTGGAAAGCTATAAAAAAAGAATTAATTAAATCTGGATTAATGAGCAGATTTGATTTATCTAAATCAATTTAATTATAATGGCACACTCGGAAATACCAGTAGTGTTGAAATCGACTGATAATGGGCAGCAACTATCTTAGTTATAGTTGTAATAGAGATAACAGCCAGAGCCATTAAATTTGTCAAAGTGGCAGAGTTGGTTTAATGCACCCGTCTTGAAAACGGGAGTAGGTTAATAGCCTACCGTAGGTTCAAATCCTACCTTTGACGCCATTCCTGGAACGGATATTCTAAGTAATATATATGCTAGCAATATATGAAAGGGAAATGAAACTAGAGACCCACTATTATGCATGTAGTGTCCGTTGAAATGGTCAACAGGGAAGCCCTGCCTCGATAGCTCAGTTGGTAGAGCGTAAGCCTGAAGAGCTTAGCGTCATTGGTTCAATTCCAATTCGAGGCACCATACATATTAAAAAAAATAATATTTTTAAAAAAAACACTTGACATTTACAAGGAAATATGGTATAATATATATAGTTTATAAAAGGACACATACAGCAAATATTTTTATCAAAACAATAATTTTGGGTATTATCAAGTTTTAATAAGGTGTCCTGTACATATGGGTCAGTAGTGTAATTGGTAGCACAACAGTCTCCAAAACTGTTTGTTATGGTTCAAGTCCATACTGACGCCGCCATTTAGTGGAGATAATAGTCTACACAATTTCTTTCCTAACTCATTAGAAATCCTTGTATGCTTTATCCCCAAATCCAAGTAAAGTAACTTCTTTACTTGTTCCACCTTATCTGTATTATCCTCATAAATATACTTTTTTAGGGTGAAAAATACATAATCAAATAATTATAAAAAAAGAAAGGAAATATTATGTGGATTTTTTATAGAATTAAATATTTTGTTGAAAATTTTTTA